TCTGAGTGCGCCGGGGAAATAGATGGACTCTATGACGAACTGATTCAAACTGGCGCCAAGATGACTGCAGACTTTAAACCCATCACCATCATCAGGGGTAAAAATGTTGCACCTCAAATGGTCAATGACATTGCAGAAAAATGGCATCATGTCAAAGCCGAGTTGGAATTGGCCATGTCAGGCAAAGATGATCAACTAGCCGAAGCCTATGCACATTTTGGCAAGATACAGTTGCGTAATCTCATCAAGTTTTCAGAGCAAGTCATTGCCGACTGCGGTAGTTATATACAAATTAAAAAAGTTGAACGCAAACCACGCAAAACCAAACCAGTGAGTGCAGAAAAGGTAACAGCCAAATTCAAGTATCTCAAAGAGTTTGCTGAACTCAAACTCAAAAGCGAACCAGTTACTAAATTGGCTGAAGCACAAGAAGCTTGGTTGTATGATACTAAAAAGCGTAAACTAATCCATGTGGTAGCAGATAGCCATGCCGGTAGCTTTAGAGTCAAAGGATCTACAATCATCGGCTACGATACTGTACAAAGCACACAAAAAACACTTCGCAAGCCAGCAGAGCAATTAAAAGCACTAATGGCGTTGGGAGCACCTGGTGCTAGAAAGTACTACAAAGATATCAAGTCCACTGATGTAGCGTTTAATGGTCGAGGCAATGACAATTTAGTTATACTTAAGGTGCGCTAAATACTCCTGAACGGAGTACGGAATGTCCGACACACTAGACAAATTAAAACAAGATCTTATAAGCTATGTAAAGCTCCAACTCGGTAACGACATCATTGATATCGAGTTGGATCCTTCTCACTACGAAGCCGCATATCAGCGCACAATTGGCACTTACCGCCAACGAGCTCAAGGTGCCTACGAAGAAAGTTATATTTTCTTACAACTGCAAGAGCACGACAATGTCTATACATTACCCGATGAGGTAATGAGTGTAAGACAAATATTCCGACGCACAATTGGCACCCTATCAAACGGTGCTAACTTTGACCCATTTGGTGCGGCTACATTAAATGTTTACATGTTGAATTTCACTGCAACCGGCGGATTGGCCACATACGATTTTTATCAACAGTATGTGGAAATGGCAGCTCGTATGTTTGGCGGTTACATGAACTACACATTCAATGCAGTTACCAAGAAGCTACAATTGATTCGTAATCCAATTGGCAACGGCGAAAATATCCTAATATGGTGTTACAACTTAAAACCAGAAATTACTTTGTTGTCTACCATGCAGATCAAACAATGGATTAGAGATTTTATGGTTGCCAACTGCAAGTTGATCATTGGTGAAGCCCGAGAAAAATTTGGCACTATTGCCGGACCACAAGGTGGCGGAACACTCAACGGAACAGCAATGAAAGCCGAAGCACAAACACAAATGGATAAACTAGTTGAAGAACTCAAACTCTACATCGATGGCAGCGAACCATTGACTTTTGTAATCGGTTAAATCAACACAGACAAACAACAATACATCTGTTATACTACTGTTACACACTCAACTTTGGGGACTACAGTGGATCTTATGATTGATATCGAAGGGTTAGGTACAGGACCCGACACTACAATACTAACAATTGCCGCACAGGCGTTTGATCCAGTGGGTGAAGGGTATTACAAGCACATGTATTATGCCAGGATTGATCTTGAAAGCCAGGAAAATCGTAGCATACAGCAAGGCACCATCGAGTGGTGGGCTACTCAACCTCCCGAAGCAAAAGAAGAAGCATTTGGCGAAGACAACAGAATTCCGCTGGATCAAGCACTAGATGAGCTGGGACAGCTTGCATGGAAGTGCAAACGAATATGGGCCAACGGTCCGACCTACGATATGAACATACTAGAACATGCTTATAAAAGTTATGGTAAACCCATACCTTGGCAGTTTTACTCTGTAAGAGATGCTCGTACAGTTTATGCACTATACCCTGGCTTGCCAAAACCTCCCACTAGTCATCATGCGCTGGAGGATTGTCGTCGACAAATTGATTTATTACATGTAACATTAAAACATCTAAATATAAAGGAACTTGCATGATTGTTGGAATTTGTGGCCTTATAGGTGCTGGCAAGGATACTGCCGCTGATTATCTAGTCAATTTACATCATTTTCGTAGGGAAAGTTTTGCCAACAGTTTAAAAGATGCTGTAGCACATGTGTTTGGCTGGGATCGAACCATGCTGGAAGGGCGAACAAAAACTGCTCGAGAGTGGAGAGAACAGCGTGACGAATGGTGGAGTCGACGACTCAAGATGGATATCACTCCTCGTTGGATACTACAGTATTGGGGCACTGAAGTTTGCCGCAAAGGTTTTCATGATGATATTTGGATTGCCGCATTAGAAAACAAGCTACGAACTAGCAAGGACGATGTAGTGATCAGCGACTGCAGATTTCCAAACGAAATTAAAGCAATTAAAAACGCTGGAGGAGTTGTGGTTCGTGTAGTCAGAGGCAAAGATCCCGACTGGTACGAAGCCGCCGTTAGATACAATCAAGGTGAAATTGGAAACATGTACTGGGCAACCAGCAAAGCCAAATTAGACAAAACTGGCATACATGCCAGTGAATATAGCTGGGCTGGGACTAAGTTTGATCTAATACTTGACAACAACGAAACACTTGAACACTTATATGCACAAGTGGAAACTCTAGTTACAAATCTGGCTCAAGATCGCCTTGCCGCCACGGCAAGTTCAATTTAAATATGTCTTGAGTACAATTTAAACAAACACTTCTAAGATTGGTTAGAGTGGAATCGTTTAAATTGGCGTTTATGTGATAGACCAATATCTGCGATGCATGTCTGGCAACAAAGCCACAACGATCGCAGATTTTCTTTTTCTTATAGCCATTCAGCTGCCATCTCGGCACTGGTGGCTTTTCTTTGCGCCCCCGACGGATGCAACTGTCGCATCGAGCCCGATAATAAATCTTCTCGCTTCGACGAGAATTTATTGCCGCGGGATTTTTATTACATGCTTTACACAAGGGCCTCATACGGTATTTAGCAAGGCGAACCTTAATTAAGGGCATAGCTATAATGGTGTTTTTTAGTAAAAACCATAAATATCTATACTTGATAAAGGAACACAAGATATGGCATTAATTAGTCCAGGCGTAGAAGTATCGATCATTGATCAATCAAACTACTTGCCTTCAGCAACAACCTCGATCCCTTTTATTCTATTAGCAACGGCTCAGAATAAAGTAAGTGCAACCGGAACAGGAGTTGCCACTGGTACTTTGTCAACTAATGCTAATCAGGTATACTTATCTACTAGCCAACGAGACTTGGTTGGTACTTTTGGTAATCCTTTCTTCTATAAAACAACAACTGGTACACCCATCAACGGTTACGAGTTGAACGAATATGGATTGTTGGCAGCCTACTCTGTGTTGGGTGTAACTAACCAGGCTTATATTCTAAGAGCTGACGTTGACCTTGCAGAACTAACTGCAACAGTAGTTCGCCCAACTGGAAACCCATCAAACGGTACCTACTGGATGGACCTATCCAATACTCAATGGGGTATTTTTGAATGGTCTGCAGAAACCAGCTCGTTTGTGAATAAAACACCAATTAAAATTACAAAAACCAACCAACTCAGTTCAGGTCTTATCCTAGACAGTATTGGAAACATCGGCGACTATGCAGTCAATACATTAAACGCTGGTAACCCAATTTACTACAAGCGTCCAGCCGCTGGTGTAAGTGGCATGGCCAATACATGGGTATTGGTTGGCAGTGACGATTGGGCAACAGCTTGGCCAACAGTACAAGGTACCAATGCTAACCCAACATTAACCAATGGTAATTCTATTAAAATCAATGGAACAACTGTTACATTGAGTGGAACAACTGTCAGCGCATTGGCAACATCAATTGGCACTCATGTACTAGGTGTAACTGCACATGTGATCAATGGAAAAATTAATTTGTATGCCAACACCGATGCCAGCAGTAACGGCGTAGGCAGTAATGGCGGTATCAAAATTGAAAATGGTACAGGTACTATTTTATCATTGACTGGTTTGTCTGTTGGAACATTCTATCGTCCAACACTACAAAGTTCTGCACATACTTCAATTCCTCGTTGGAGATCAACTGATGCAACCCCAAGACCCAGCGGCAGTATCTGGCACAAAACAACAGCAGTTAATCTTGGTTCAAACTTGTCAATCAAGAAATTCAACTCCACTTTGGGTGTGTTTATTCAACAAGCATGTCCGTTATACTCAAGCGATCAAGCAGCCAACAGCGCAATTGACCCAACTGGTGGCGGCATAAACATTCCTGCTGGTGCAACTTATGCACAGACTGATATCAACAAAGATTTCTACGAAACTTTAACAACAAAGATATACGAAAGAATAGCTCAAGGACAAACTGTTGTCACTGGAACAGCAACAAATCCAACATTAAATGCGGCACACACTTATACAATCAGTGCAAGTGCAAATGCATCCACTACACTGAGCACACCAGTTAGTGTCACAGTTGGCGGCGCTGGATCAGCTAGTGATTTTGTGCAGTCATTCTTGGCTGCCAATGTACCATACACAACAGCCGCTGTTACATCAACTGGTGCAATTCAAATCACTCATACTCAGGGTGGTGTTATTGTATTAGATGAAACATCTGGCACAGCAATAGCTACTGCTGGATTCAGTGACAGTCTAACCAATGTGCGTTATGGTACCACAGGTGGTGCTCCAGATTCTACTGTTTTTATATTAAGCAATTGGGCCGCACTGGGATCAAGTATTACTGCAAGTACTACTGCA